AGCTCTTCAATGGTTAGGTTCTGTGCTTCATCAATGATGATAAAGGCGTTAGCTAGTGTCTTACCTCTAGCTGTAGCAATAGGCTGAGCTAAGATGTTGCCATTCTTTAGTCCAGACTCTACTACACCATTGCCAAGCTGCTCAATGAGCACATCAATAACTGGTGCAGCCCACGGTGCATTCTTCTCAGCCAAGTCTCCTGGCAATGCTCCTGGGTCTTTACCTACAGCTACAGCAGGCCTCAGTACTACAATGCGTTTAATCTTACGCTGTAGATACAGATTAGCTGCTTCTGTTGCTGCTAGGTAGGTCTTACCAGTACCAGCATAGCCTGTCACAATAACCTGTGAGCTACTACGCATAGCTTTAATCATTCTACCTTGGTTATCATTCTTTGGTGTAAGGTTTACAACACGTGCAGTGCTCTCTGCTTCTGCATTAGAGTAGCGGCTGCGTTGTGGTCTTTGTGGCTGCTGTTGCTTACCACGTTGAGGTCGCGTAATTTTGGGCTTGTTACGTGCCATACAAATATTTAATCGCTCTTTGAAGGGTTTCTGTGTTATCGTTAAATGAGCCTAAGCCCCTGTTACACTTGTGACATAGCCATCCTCTGTAGCTGTTTGTTTCGTGGTTATGATCCAATACCCAAGCGGAACCACTTTTACCGCCATGACCTACAACATCTTCTGCTTTCTTGTTACAGATAGGACATTGGTAGTCAGCGCTGGGCTTTGGAATGTTCTTACCTAGCTTTGTACGTACACTTGATAGCTCTCTTGAACATCGCTTACATTCTGTTCTAAGATAGTTTCCACCACTTGCTCTACTAAACGAGGATAGGGGTAACTCCCTGCTACACTTTGAGCATGTCTTTGAATGCCCATCCTGTATCAATGTAGGTAAGTCACTAAAAAGTTCATGCTGCATTGTGTAAACTTTATGTTGTTACGTTGTGCCGCTTACCAGGTACGGCGATACTCTTCCGTGGTATCGGTGTTCATCACGGATGTAGAAAACGGACACTTAAGCCGCCTGACCTATGGCGTTACTACAGTCGAATACCATAAGCGAGGTAACGGTGAACAACTACACGTATACCGTATAACTAGAACCATGTTTTATTGGTGCCCCTGGAGAGACTCGAACTCCCGACCTATACGCTTACAAGGCGTCTGCTCTACCAACTGAGCTACTAGGGCATAATTAAAGTAATGGTGTAGCTACTTGACTAAAGTTTCAAGTATGGTATAATTCTGGAAGTCCTCGGAGGAATTGAACCTCAGGGCGTCCATCCCACTAATTATAATGCCAATGGTTTAGAAGACCAATGTGGGGGCGAGAACCTCAGGAGTTATACCATGACGAAGTGTGCTTATTGCCTTAAAGACACTACAAACCCTAAATTTTGTTCTAGGTCTTGTGCTGCAAAAGAGACTAATAAAGTACCTAAAAGGAAGGCAAGGTTACGCACATGTAGTGCTTGTGATACAGTAATTAGTGCGAGAAAAAGTAAATGCGATGCATGTTCTACTATAAGAGACTTTACCCTAGAAGAGGCTACGTATCATAAACACCACAAGTCCAGTGCATATGCGTTAATACGTAGTAGAGCTAGGGCTTCTGTTAAGAATGAACCACAAGTATGTGATTTTTGTAGTTATGATAAGCACGTAGAAGTATGTCACATAAAAGCTATAGGAGACTTTCCACTAACTGCAACTATATCACAAATAAACGATAGAGACAACCTAAAACTTCTTTGCCCAAACTGTCATTGGGAATATGATAATCTACCTAGAAATTGCTCTATCCAGTTGAGCTAAGGGGGCTTGGTGCTAGAGGAGGGACTCGAACCCACGATCTGGACGTTATGAGCATCTGGCTTTAGCCACTAAGCTACTCTAGCGATAAGGTTGTGCGTTTTAAGTGCCGCACCCCACTTTAGCTATATAGCACAGTTACAGAATTAAGTCAACATCTAAATAGCTGTGATACGAAAGAAGTTCATTGTAACCACCTACGTATTCATCATTATGCCAAATCTGTGGCAGTGTCACGAGTTCAGCTTTAAACATAAGCTTCTTCATAAACACATTATCTTTATAGTCAATAGTTTGATAGGCTTCCATGTTATCAATAAGAAACATCTTAGCTTTATCGCAGTAGATACAGTTATCTTTAGTGATGATATAGTACATGTTGTCTCCTATCGAATTGGGCAAGCACCTGTAGCACAACCTTCTTGGTCAAGCTCTTCGAGAGTATTAGCTCTATCCAAGTCCAGCATACCAAGGGTGGCTGTATATGCTTCAAATACTTCCTTAGTTACAACCTCTTGTGGCAGGTATTCGTAGCCAAGGTCTTTAGCTGTCTTAGTTGGATCATTACGATAGATGAATGACACACCCACATAAGTATCCCAATTAGCACTAAGCCAATCAACAATAGCAGGAACCTCAGATGGGTCGTAGCTGATAGTCACAGAACAGTTGTGGTCTACGTAGTTTTCCATGATAAGCTTATAGCGATCAAGCTGTGCTACAGCAGACTCAAGGTTAACTTCAACACCATCTACAATGTCAAACTTAACATCTTCATATGAAGCAGGAAGACGAACAAACACTGCATCTTTCATGGAGTCAAGTTCAAAGATGTGATAGTTAGCATCACGAAGCTGTGGGATCAAGGGATCATATTTGCCGAACTTAACATTGTTGAAGATGTACTTACCAAGAGGCTTGTGAACACCCTCCGTAGTATCCATAATCTTACCAAGTGTACCAGAAGGCTTAACCGTAGTCACCAGCTTAGCACGTGGAAGACCGAGTTCATCTGCCATAGAGTTAGCACCACTTACTGCGTACTCACGAATAGCAGCCCATGCAATAGCTTTATCTACGTGTTCCCAGCGTACAATACCAGTAGCACCAACACCACACAAACGCAAGAACTCATTAAGCTCATGCCAAGAACGCTGCAACACACCATCGTCAAGGTTCACACAAGTCTGACGATAGTTGGCACGACCAACAAGATACATAGCTTCATACAGTGCTACTTCGTTACCATTAAACTTACCAAGGTCTACCTCGACGAGGTTACAGAAACTCTTGTTACCCAGCAAAATTTCAGCACAAGGATTAACACCCTTAAACCAAGGTGCCCGCTTAATAGCTGCCTCAGCATTGATAAACCCTGGCTCAGAGCCACCCGCTTCTTGGATTTTCTGGAAGATATAAAGCAACTCCCACTTAGATGGCTTGTGGTGGAACAGAATAGAGTTGTTACTCTGTGTTCGGTGGTGGTTGTTATGCAGCCAGTAGTCACGCTTAGCTACAATGAAGTCATCAATCTCTTGGCTCTCAACGTCCATAACAGCAATCTCTGCAGAGCGGCGAGACGACAAGATAGTACCAAGCCAGTTCTCAATGTCTAGGATATCCATCTGACGCAGAAGCTTTCCTGCACGATTACTAAGGATATCACAGATAGCTTTAAATGCTACATGGATTTGTTCATCACCAGAGCTAATCCAGCCGTAGCCTTTGAGGCGTTCACCTGCAGGACGGATTTCTTGGTAGTTAAGCACAACAATATCAACAGGCTCTTTCATTGCCAACAGCTTGCCTGCAGCCTTAGCCCATGCCTCTGCACTATCACCGATACGCAGTTCCCACACCTTCAAGCCATCGCGTACGTAGAAGTGGCTGGTGTTATTCTCATACCCACGATTGGTGCGAGTAGAGCGTACAGTTTCAACAGATACAGGCTTAGTGAAGCCATTAAGTGTACCAACAACTGGCTTAAATCCTACACCACAGCCCTGCAACAGCAGCCACAGCGAGTCAACTACATCGTGCACCGTCTCAATCTCACCGAAGCTACAGTTGAACTGAGAAGCCTCACGTGTCTGCGCTACCGTAGTACCACCAAGCCACAGTGTACGCCCAGATACGGTAGCCTTACGCTCTACCATAAGCTTACGCAGCTTAGCCAATTCTTGATAGTCTTGTACACTAAGGTCAGCCTTCTTTGCGCGTTTCCACAGCCACTCTTGGTGCCCAATAACGCGATCAATAGTCTCTTCCCAAGTCTCAAATACAGTACCCGCCTCGTCTTTTGGACGGTTATAGGTACGCCGTGTAATAATCTCTGCTCGTGCAGAAACCTTAGTGTTCCGAATGCTCATGCTCTATCCCTTAATTCGTGTTACTACAATGTCAGAAACGTCCACATCATCTAAATCATGTAGTAGGTTCTCAACACTATCCGCAACATCTTGTTCGTAGTTCGTATTACAGGTGGAGAGGATATTGCTACCCTCGTCCACTTCAAGTTCAATAACAATATTAAATCTCATTGTTACACCAGTGCGCTCAGGTCAGGGGCTTTATAGTTTGGACCCTTGAGAATTTTACCATCATCACGGCGAATGGGTTTACCATCATCACCAAGCTTAGACATGTTACTTGCATGTACAAGATTAAATGCCTCTTGAATGACGTCATGCCCAAACATAGCAATAGGTGTAGCCATGATCTTATCTGCACGTTCAATCATATCAGCGATATCAGCCATACGATCTTCACTAACAAGGCCGATAGCACCAAGCACCTGAGTCAAGCCAAGCAAAGGAGTTACAACATACATAACATCTGCTGTCTCTTTCAGCACCTTTTCTCGGTCAACCTTATCAGCAATAAGCTCCAAGCGAAGCTCTTCCATTTCTTCTTTAACTAGCTTCTCCCACAGAGCAATATCTGTAGATGCATCAAATGCACGGATAAACTCACATACTGCATCGCTCGTATCAAACTTAGACATATCAGTTCCTCGTATTAAATTGTTTATCTTCTAGCATATCTTTTAGTGTCTCACGTAGGGCCTGTACGCCGCCATACATCATAAGCAACCGTGCTCCGTAATACATAATCTTACGTGCATCGTACGCCTTAGTTGTACCAGCCTTCTCTCCCCACCGCCACGCAGCTTTAAAGATGTCCTTTAGGTGCAGAGAGTCGCCTCCCCATCTAGTTTGGGCAAGCCACTCCATGACATCGTTTAGGGTTACAGAACCCACAGGAAAGTCATAGTAGGTACTTGATCCACCATCAGATGTGGTAGATTTCTTCTCTGTCATATTACTTACCCTTCTTACCAAATGTTGGCTTGATGATTGTTTTAGCTTCGTCTAAGTATTCTTTCTTGGGAAGCTCTGGCTCAGCCTTAGCATTCTTGTGGGCGAACTCATACTCTTCAAGTGTGGCCTTATTGTGCTTTAGAATTTTCTTAGCGAACTTTTCATCTGACTGCATCAGCTTAAATGCTGTAGCCATGAAGGTTAGTGTAGCAATCATATCAACGTGTGTATCATCCTCAGGATCATCTACACTAGGGAAGGCCATGCCAACCCTTACGTTAAGCTGCTCTCCATCGAAGTATGGCACAAGCATGATGGAGTACATATTGTTTTCATCGTCACTGTCATATGTATTCACTTTTCACCTGCCACTTTATAGAGACGCTGCTTACTGTTATCTCGTACCATATCCTTGCCACCAGGGGCAGTCTTCATTGGTACACTGTGTGGCTTAGTCAAACGCTTAAGCCCGACACTCTTGTTGTTGCTATTATTGTTGCTCATCTATTTATCCAATCAAGTAATAGGTTGAGGTGAAGATAATATTAAATACCATCATTTGAAGTACTACAATATCAATTGTATCTGCTCGTGCGCTATTCATAAGGCGAAGTGCGATAAAGATAAATTGGAATGGAATAAAAATAGCTAACGCTAGCATGAAGGCTGTCATAGCTTGTCTCTCCTTTGTGTTTTAAGTTTTACGTTATCTGTAATAGGTGTACCAGTTTCTAGTAGCCATGATTGTGGAATTACTCTATGCGCCCACTGAAACCCGTTATCCTCACACCATTTGCTATAGCAGGTCTTTGATCCTTTGTAAAGCTTTCCTTTTGCATTACTGAAAACAAATCTGATATCTAGCTCAGGGTGTTGCTTTTTTACCTCAAGGTGTTTGCGCCTATCATCTGCATCAAACATACCTTTAGTCTCAATGATAACGCCATTGTCTAAAACAAAGTCTGGTGTGTACTTCCTGTAGCTAAGGTCTTCCCACTCAATTGTATAAGCTTCATACTTATAGCCAATGTCATGCTGAGACAAAAAAGCAGCAGCCTCCTTTTCGAGGCCACTGCGATATTTAGCTACAACGTGTTTACGCTGTGTCTTTGGTTTCATGTATCTGTGATACCCAATATGTTACCCAATCTACTGTAAGCCCTTTGACAACATCTTTGGGTAAGTTGTCTCTGGCTAGTTGCTCGGTGTCATACGGTCCATGCAGGATGTATTCCGTATAGCGGTTCTCTCTTACGTAATATCCTGGCTTGTGCTTCACTTAAAGCCCTGTGCTTTAGCCTCGTGCTCAGGTGCAACGTATACGTACTCAGTCATAGCACCCTCCTTAGTAGAAGCCTTAGTAACAAGCTTTGGCAACTCACGTACATCTGGCCAGCAGTCCTTGCGATAGTTACAGAAACGACACGCATCAGGAACTACAAGATTACCCGTAGCCTTACCGTAGAATGTCTCTGCCTCTGCTTCAAAGCAACGCTTGAATGGTTCATCGTTATTGATGTAGTTTACAGTATTCTCAATCTGCTTGAGCACCTTGTCTACATCTGGATTAGCTTTAAGATATTTAAACTCACCGTTAGACTTATTCAGTACCCACCAGCCACCTACCTCAACACCCTTAGCCTTAGCGTAAGCTACAAGCTGTGCAATATAGCCGAAGCTATCGCCTGCTTCCATGTGTTCATAGGTATCAAACTTATTCGTGTAGCTCCAAGGTGATGCAGACTTAACGTCATCAATGGCACCATCCAGCATCATATCATAGCTACCACGGATTTCGCTGTCGCCTACCTTAAGGTACACAGTCTCAGACTCACCAAAGTCTACACCTGCTGCACGTAGCAAGCCCTTAAATACAGCTTCTGTTACGTCACCGATAAGCATCTGCATAAGGAAGAATGGCTGCATTGGAGTAGCTGCTTCTGGCTTATTCTTATCATACCACAACTGGCATGTTGGACGGCCTAGGTTAGATACCCGCAGCTTGAAGTTACCCTTACGTGAGGGGCTACTGACTTGACGCTTAAGTGCTTCCTTCACATCTGCGGCAACTTGGTCGAGGATATCATCGCTGATATCACCCGACCCCGAAGCAACAGACTGAAGTAGCATATGAAGAGCTACCTCTGCTGGATGATTCATTAGATGTCTTCCTGTTCTTCTACGGAAACATCTTCAATCTGAATAAAGTTTTGCAGAACATTTTTGTCTTCTTCAGACATATCAGATTCATGCACTGCACTCCACAGCTTCAAGATAAAGCTATTCTGAAACTCAATCCATGCCATAAAGTCTTTAACTGCCTGCTGATCTTCTGCAGTCAAATCAACAGAAGCCAGAGGCTCCACTACAACGAAGAAGTTCAGTTCACCGTTTGGCAGTGGAACAGAGTCATTCGTAAACTTGACGTTATACTGAATAGGCAAGCGGTTCTGCTTCATCAGAGTTTTAGCAATGCCTTCGACATTCTTATAGCTCTTAGCATTTTTGATACGCATGAAGAACGGCTGAGTGCCTGGATTGTCTACTGCATTTCCAGCTTCATCTGTTGGATTGTCCAATGTAACAAAACCAAAGATAACCATAACACGTTTCGTATTCTTAACAATGTCACGCAATGGACCCGTCAAAGAGTCGTAATCTTTAATGTAACCACCTGGACGCCCGCAGTTAAATCCACCGTAGTTGTCCTTCAAGTCGCCTACGTTAAAGCTGGTAGCCATAACGGAACGGAACATCTTACCGTCTTTACCTTCTACTGCTGCTGCAAACTTCTCATAGCGTTGGTACTGGTAGCGCTGCATGAAGATGCGAACAGTAGCAGTATCCGAGTATACCGTGGAACCATCAGCTAGGGTCAAGGAGTAGCTACCACCTGGAATTACTTCCACAGCCATCTTCTTGCCTTTGTGTTCCATTTCACCTTTAACAGCCTTATACAACTGCTTAAGCTCTGCGAGGGTGCTAGCCTGTTCACCACCACCCGTCTTAAAGCCTAGCATTGCTGCCAAGTCTGTACCCATTTCAAAGGTGCCGTTGAGAAGTGCGATATCGTTGCTCATTTTTAGTTCCTTTTGTTGTTAACTTCCACTGTATCTTTTAGCGGAGAATTAGTTATACTCAGTTTGGTGGTGTTTGTCAATCGTCAATTGTTGCTACATACACAAGTAATACTAGTAGTGATATTACTGCAACAGTAATAATCTCAGTCATTTCTTAACATCCTTCTGTGCTAGCCAGTTATCACCTATCTTAGCTTCTAGCAGAAGTGGTACATTGAAGTCAATACCAAAAGCGCCGAGGATAATCTGGTGTAGATCACGGTTCATATCATCTACAAAGGTAATCATACGATCAATCTCTATGGGGTGTACATCGAACACAATAGAGTCATGTACGGTGTTAACAAGTAGCGTCAGAAAGTTACCCTCACGAAGACGCTTATCAATCTCTACTAGCACAACAGGAACGATATCACCAGTAGCAAAACCTTGTACTGGATAGTTTTTAATGCGAGTAAAGTTAGTAACAGTACCGTTCTTACGTCGAGTAGTACCAGGGAAGCCGTACTGCCTACCACTAGGGATAGTAATCTTCTCAAAGCGAATGGCTTCGTCACCCAAACGCTTATGCCATGCTGCAATGCCAACATACTTATCAATGAAGTGTGTGTAGTAAGCAGCCTGTGCTGGTGTTCTGCCGTGTCCTGTAGCACCATACAGCGGAGCAAACGTATGAGCCTTAGCATCCTGTCGTGTCGTAGGTTCACCTGCATCAGTAATAACCTGAGCAGTATAGCTGTGAACGTCAAAGCCTGTACGTACCTCTTCCATAGCCAATTCGTCTTGGGCTAGGAATGCAGCAACACGGAACTCAAGCTGTGCAAAGTCAGCTTCCATAACCTTGCCACCTTCCCAGCGAGACTTGAAGGCTTTTTTAACAGGGAATGTACCACCACGTGGCATGTTTTGCATATTGGGGTTACGACCACTAAAGCGTCCAGTGGCAGTGATGTGTTGTGTCAGGCCTACGTGAAGCATACCATCTTGCTTAGTATATGCCTCAATACCACCAACAAAGCTGGATAGATAGCTAGACACAGCATTCATACGTTGTAGGTCCGTCAGGAAGTTCTTAGCATCTTCCATACCATTAGTTATCGCAACTGTAATTAGTACGGAGAGGTTATCCTTAGCAGAAGAGAAGCCATTAGCTGATGCCCACTCTTTACTTGGTGCGTCAAACCTAAGCCCAGCTAGCTCAGTAGTATTGCGAAGCTTAAACCCCTCAGCATCACAGTCTTTGCACCTGTTAGGCTTTGCAAATGGTTGGCCATTAGCTTTAGTCTTGTATGTGTACTTCCTACCCTCACATGTAGGGCACTGGTATGCAACTGTCTTGTAGATAGCAGAACTATTAGCTTTAACAGCGGCCTTGAACTCTGCTGGTGTGCGGATATGCTCAAACAATCCAGCCCAATCTTTCTTACTATTCATAGAACGACTAAAGATAACTTGTGACATCTGCTCTGGGCTGTTGAGGTTGATAGGTGTGTCGCCCATGAGGTTACGGATTTGCTTATACAGCCGCTGCTCAATATCTGCAAGCTCAGTCTCGAACAGAAGCTTAACGTCAGCCAGTGCATCTAAGTCTACGGAAAAGCCATTGCAATACATACGAGTAAGAACAACGCATGTCTGCATAGTGATGTCACGTACTGGTACTAATGACGACGACGAGTCTTGCGAATAATCATTAAGTTGAGCAAGATATAGCTCACGAGTAGTACCAAGATCGTAGCTAAGATAGGTGCTAAGCTCGCTAAGAGGTATATCACGTGTTGTTACTCCTTCCTTGAAGTATTGTTTAAGTGTATCTTGTTTCTGCAGTGGAAGCTTACGACGAATAGCACAAGCCTCAAGGGATAGCAGACCCTCCATACCACGCAGCAGTAGGTATTCACCAAGCATGGTATCGTATATTTCACCATCATACTTAAAGCCACTCTCCCACAGCCACATCAAGTCGTGCTGTAGGTTGTGTCCAATAAGCAATGTGCAGCGATCTAGCGTAGATTGTATACGCTTGTGATTAGTGCCCTCAATGTCCTGTGCTTCACTATGGTCAAACGGTAGTCGTAGCTGTCGCCCATCATCTACACGCTGCATACCAACCATAGTCAGCGTATTGCTAGGCTCGAAGGGGTCGAGGTGTAGCTTATCGTGGTGACGACATGTAGTATTCTCAACGTCTAGGATATAGGCTGTCACTTTGTCTCCTTAAGCTTTATAGATTGCACGTTCACCATCTAGTTCACAGTGAACA